AACCCACCCAGCATAGATTCACGTCTCTGAGTCGTGCTTTTAATTGGTACAATTATTTTTACGGCAAAAAAGATGCCAAAGACATGATTGCTTCGTATTTGGAGAGACACGACCGCGTCCGAGACGCAAAAAAAATTCGCACTCTAGGTGATGGCCAAATTAGACTGACCACGGGTTGGCTGTGCCGCATGAGCATGATGGGTTTGCAATTGGACGAGCACGAGCAAATCAAACTAGACAACATGATTGCTGAACTATTGGCCATCAAAGATGAAGTCAAGGTAGAAGTGCCCGAAGCAGATATTGTACCCAAGATCACAATTCAAGATCGACTGCGTGAAAAAGTGTCCGAATGCATGGGTGAGCTGGATGGACAATTTGACGAGTTTGTTGCTGCCGGGGCCAAACTATCAGCAGACTATAAACCAGTAAGTGTCATGCGAAGCATGAACATTGCACCGCAAATGGTATCAATGATCCGGGACACTTGGACCCGCAAGCTTGCAGAATTTGAAGAAGTTGTGGCAGGCAAAGACGCTGACCTTGTGAAAGCCTATGACTACATGACCAAAACACAGCTCAAAAACTGTGTGAAGTTTTGTGAACTTGTGATCTCGGACTGCGGCAGCTATGTTCAAATCAAGAAGGTTGAACGCAAGCCCCGCAAGGTCAAGGCAGTGCCCCCGGAGAAGAAAGCAGCCAAGTTCAAGATCTGTGTGGAGTTTGCTGAACTCAAACTTCGGAGTTTGCCGGCTGCACAGCTGGTGGACAAGAGCGAAGCCTGGCTGTATGACACCAAAAAGCGCAAGTTGATCCACGTTGTGGCCGACGAGTATGCCAAGGTGTTTACTGTGAAGAACAATGCTGTGATCGGGTTCAGCACCGTGGAAACACTGCAAAAAACTGTGCGCAAACCCGCAGAAATTATCCGTGCCATGCAGGCCGCAGGCAAACCAGCAGCTCGTAAAATTTTCAAAGAACTCACCACCACTGAAACACCGTGGAACGCTCGCGGTACCGAGAACTTGATTGTATTAAAAGCCTGGTAAATAAGGGGGAACGGAGTTCCCCCAATGGCTGAACAAAACCTGCTGCCCGAGTTAAAGCAAAACCTCATTGAGTATTGCAAATTAACCATGGGTGATCAAATCATTGATCTTGAATTAGATCCTGCACATTACGAAGCGGCTTATCAACGCACAATTGGTACCTATCGCCAACGTGCTCAAAATGCCTATGAAGAAGCATACATCTTCATGGAACTGATCAAAGATGTAAACATCTACACCCTGCCTCAAGAAGTGTACAGCGTAAGGCAGATATTCCGCAGAACGTTTGGCGATTCAACAGGTCCGTTTGCATCAAACTTTGATCCGTTTGCTCAGGCGTCGATCAACGTTTATCTCATGAACTTCAACGTGGCCGGCGGATTGGCCACATATGATTTCTACAGTCAGTATGTTGAACTTGCTGGTCGCATGTTCGGTGCATACATGAACTATACCTGGAACCCTGTGACAAAGAAACTACAACTGATCCGTGATCCTAAAGGCACTGGAGAAAATGTCCTGCTTTGGGTGTATCAAACCAAACCTGAAATTCAGTTACTAAGTGATTATCAAATTCAACAGTGGATCCGGGACTACATGGTTGGTGCCTGCAAAATGATCATTGGCGAAGCTCGTGAAAAGTTTTCTACCATTGCAGGCCCACAAGGTGGCGGCTCTCTCAATGGTGCTGCAATGAAATCAGAAGGTCAAGCCATCATGGATGCCAAAATTGAAGAACTCAAGATGTATGTGGATGCTTCACAACCACTGACTTGGGTAATTGGCTGATTGACATTGATTATTGGTGTTGCTATAATATAGCATGGACTTGATGATCGACATGGAAGGCCTTGCTACCGGCCCTGAAACTTGTATTCTTACCATTGCCGCCCAGGGCTTTGACCCTCTTGGTGACGGCTACTATCCCGACCGATTCTACTATGCCCGCGTTGACCTTGAAAGTCAACCCAATCGCAAAATTGAACAAGGCACCATAGAGTGGTGGGCCACTCAAAAAAAAGCACAAGCAGAAGCATTTGCCGAAGAAGGTCGCATCCCCTTGGACCAAGCCTTGGACGAACTGGGCCGCCTGATTTGGCACTCCCGGCGCATCTGGGCTCAAGGACCTACCTATGACATGACCATCTTGGAGCATGCCTACAAAAGCTACAACAAACCCATACCCTGGCAGTATTATGCAGTGCGCGACAGTCGCACAGTGTTTAGTTTGTGGCCCGGCCTTGAAAAACCACCTACAAGCCACCATGCGCTGGAAGATTGCCGCAGGCAGATTGGCTTGTTACAGGACACATTGAAATATTTTAAAATAAAGGAACTGGCATGATCATTGGCATCTGTGGTTTTATTGGAGCCGGCAAAGACACTGTGGCAGACTATCTTGTGAATTTGCATCATTTTCGCAAGGAAAGTTTTGCCAACAGCCTTAAAGATGCAGTAGCACAGGTGTTTGGTTGGGACAGGACCATGCTCGAAGGACGTACCAAACAAGCCCGCGAATGGCGCGAACAACGTGATGAATGGTGGAGCAATCGTTTGGGAAAAAACATTACCCCACGTTGGGTACTACAATATTGGGGCACAGAAGTTTGCCGCAGAGGATTCCATGATGATATTTGGATTGCCAGCTTGGAAAACAAACTGCGCAACAGCCAAGATCATGTGGTAATTTCAGATTGTAGATTTCCCAACGAAATTCGTGCTATCAAAAATGCTGGTGGAAGAGTGATAAGAGTTGTGCGTGGGCCCGAGCCGGACTGGTATCAAGACGCTGTAAATGTAAATGAGGGTCGTGGAAACATGAGCTGGTTGCTGAGCACAGACCGTCTAAAAACCCTGGGAATTCATGCCAGCGAAACCAGTTGGGTAGGCACTGACTTTGACGCAGTCTTAGACAACAACGACACCTTGGACAATTTGTATCAGCAAGTCAAAGCCCTGATTACAAGTCCGGCTCCAAGTCTCCACGACGCCACGTAGCGTCAGATTTGCGCAAAACTTCAACGCAGTTTAGACACACCGTTTTGAGATTACGCAACTCTGCGTTGTTGAGGTTTCCGTCCACGTGAAACACCAATAGTTGACTGGAATATTTGGCCTTGAATCCGCATTTGTCGCATGCGGATTTTTTCTTGTAACCTGCAGATTTCCAACGCGATTCCCGTGGTTTTAGTCCACGTCCTTTTCTCAGACAGTTCTCGCATCTTGAGCGATAGTGTGTGACATCTTCTTTGATGTAATTCACAGCACAAACACGCTGATGACAGGCTTGACAGATGGGTCTCAGCATTGCATATTTATGGTGAACCTTTGCCAAAGGGTCGCCAATACCGCCGTTTTTGGCATTCGTCAATAAATATTAGAACTTGAAAAGGAATCCATCATGGCTCTAACATCACCTGGCGTAGAAGTAACAGTAATTGACGAAAGTCAATACGTACCTTCAGCTGTCAACACAGTACCTTACTTTTTGGTTGCCACGGCACAGAACAAAGTATCCAGTGACGGTATCACTGTGGCAGCAGGTACTTTGGCCGCCAATGCAAACAAAACTTATTTGATTACCAGTCAGCGCGACTTGGCTGCTACCTTTGGTGTGCCGTTCTTCTATAACACCACAACTGGTACTCCTATCAATGGATACGAACTCAACGAATACGGTTTGCTGGCAGCGTACAGCGCTCTTGGTGTTACCAACCGTGCTTATGTACAACGTGCAGACATTGATTTGACTGCGCTCACAGCCAGTTTGTCACGCCCCTTGGGAATACCACCCAATGGTTCTTATTGGGTGGATTCAGGACTGTCAACCTGGGGTCTTTTTGAGTGGAATGCAACCACTGCAAGTTTTGATCTGCAAACTCCAATTGTGATTACTGATGCAACTGATGTAGAAAATGCTGACGATACTGATCAAATTGCTGGTTGCACACCATTGGAAACCATTGGTAGCATTGGTGACTATGCTGTGACCATTGTAAACGAACATGCTTTTGTGTACTATAAAAAGTACGACAATACCTGGAACCAACTTGGCAGCGATGGCTGGAAAACTTCATGGCCATCAGTGTCTGGTACCAATGCTGTGATTGGTGCAGGATTGACCGTTGGTGCAAACATGATCATCAAAGCATTGGTACAACTGTAACAGTGGGAGCCACAAATACTGTGGCAGGATTTGCTACTGCCATCAACAATGCCA